AAATAATCATCATCACTTAAAAACCCTGCAAGGTCTAAATTATTTAAGCCTCCGCCTTGTCCTTTTTCACCCTTAAAATGCCACACATTCCCTCTAAAGTCTACGACTGCATAACAGCCGAGTCCGAATGTTTCAGTATTTATATTTTGCGAGATTTTATTAGTTGCGGGTTCTTCTGTTTGAATTGTAATATTAAAATTACCCGTCAATTTATACACTATTAAATACTGCTTAGCCCCGTTACCGTTTTGCTTGTCGAAGAAAAGTTTTAATGTAAAATCGTTTTTTAATTCTCCCGATAAAATGATTACATTATTCAACGCATCTTCAAAAGTCATTTTGATTTCTTGTTTATCTGTGCAATCAAGTTCTATGATTTTAGATTGCCAAGCTGTATAAGACGGGTTGGGAGCGGGCAGGGCTTGAGCCTTTTCGTCAAAGTTAAAAAGGCTTAAAATGTCGGTGTCGGTGGGGAAAGATAGGGTTTCTCCGGGAATACCTTGCTCGCCTTGCTCACCTTTTACCCGCTGCCAGTGATAATCGGCAGGGTTGTCGCTTTCTGTTTGACTGTCCTTGTTAAAGGCAAAACCGATATAATCCTTACCTTCAGGATTATCGCTCATCCCTTCGCCTTGGGCGTTATCGGCATACTTCACCCATGTAAATTTGGGCTTACCGTCTTTGCCGGGTTCTCCGGGGATGCCGTCCTTACCACGCATATCAACCCATTTGTAATCGGCGGGATCGTTGCTTTCTTCTTGTGTTAATTTATTTTCTGCGATGCCCATAAATCGCCTTGTGTCATCGGGATAATCCGACATGTCGGCCCCGTTTGAGTCCTTTGCAAACTTAATCCAAGTGTAATGAGTTATGCCGTCTTTGCCGTTTATGTCGGGCGGGATTGGCTTTGCGGGTGTTTCAGTTTTCTGCGTAATATTGCTTTTATAATCGGGTATCTTGCCGGTGTCATAAATTGCTTCATTGTAGTTTACCAGTTCCAAGCTAAAGCCTTTATCGCTTCGCTTTATTTGACTGATGATATAGGGGGTTGATATTTTGCTGAATTCGCCGTCTGCGTCTATTTCTCCGAATGAAAATAGACAGCCTGTATCGGGCTTAGCGTCTGCACTCGCTTTGATTTTTGTTAAGACTGTAAGCTCGTTAGTGCTTCCATCCCCAACTACTTTTATTTTAACAGGCTTTACGCCTTTTTCAGTAAAACAATTAACAATAATTCCGTATGTTTCCGTAGCCTCAAGTGTCAAAAGCTCATTAGTGTAGATTTTCTTTAACAGTCCACTTCTCCATTTTACCTCTTTAATTGTATAGCCTTTACCGATACCGATTTTTAAGCTGTCATCCTGAATTAAAATCTTACTGTAAGGTGTGTAAAATACGCCCTCGTTTCCGACTTCTATAATCGTAGTTTTTGGCCGTAGTGCTTCTATTGCCATAAGCCGCCTTGCGTATTTTACGATATGCTCAAAGGTGGTAATGCCTGTAATGTTTACATCTTTGATGATACTATCGGGGGTGAGCTCAAGCGGTTCGCCGTTTACTTCACGCATAAGAAGATAGGTGTCTTCTTGATATAAATCGTCCTTGCTGTTTACATACTTTATTCTAAGCCCGTCGGTTCGTCTGCCGAATGTCTTTTTATTTTGGATGCTGATAATATTCTGCGGGTTATAAACGGCTAGGGCATTTTCTTGCGGCCTATCTATAGCAATAGCCCGCCTGCCGTATATGTCGGTATAAATACAAGCTCCCGTCGCTTCCATAATGTGATTAAGTGTTGCGTCTTTTTTTGTATTCTGCGTAATCGCCCAATCAAACTTAAAGCCCTTATCCTCGCAATAATTGTAAAACTCGCCGAAACTTTCTAGGTCTAATTCGCTGTCTTCGTATCGGCTTGCGGGGTGGCTGTCGCTTGTTTCAATTTCTAACGCCCACGCTGCAGGGTTGCGGGTTTCTGTTTTTGCCTCGCTCCACTTCGTACCGTTCCAAGTGCGGGCTATGCCTTGAGTTACAACATTTATTTTTTTTAGCTTTTCCTCGTTGATTTTTGAAGCCTTTAATTTTAAGCCTAGAATTGTGCAGAATGCCCGCTCTCTATCCTCAATGACTTTACAAGGCACTAATTCCCAATCTGTGCTTTTGTTTGGATCGAAACAAATGGATTGATAAAAAAGGCAGTAACACTCGTTTTTAATTCTGCTGTCTTTATTACCGTTGCTTCTAACTCTTATATATATTGCGTTTTGATTGTTTTCTTTTAAAGTCTTATAATCGGAAGCGGCAAAGTCCTTATGCGCCGTATACCTTAATTCTTTTGTCGAAATAACCCGCTTAAAAAGATTTGTTTGTACTCCGTTGTTGTTAAATGTAAAATCTACCCAAGAAGAACCGCCGTCCAGTGAATATTGCGGCGTGATTGTTACTTGCGTTTCTATCTTATCGCCGTTATCGTCTATAGCAAATAGCCCGTAAGGAAAAGTTATAGCAATATCGACATCTTTGGCGTATGGGTTCAAGGTGTATGTCAAATATTCCTTTGTGCCTTCCGCAACATCGCTATCGTGCGGGATTTGGTCATTACAAGTCTTTGAGTCCACTTTGTAATTTAGTGCCGGTATCTCACTTAAAAGCTCGCCGTCTTGAGCGACCTCTATGCTTCCGCCTTCGGCAAATATACCCGAGTCTAAATTATAGCCGCCTTCTTGCGGAGTGGTCTCCGTGAATGTTTTAATTATGATGTCATCTATAGCGATTTTTTTAAGAACCTGTTTATTAAAGCCGCATTCTAAAACGGTATAAATGTACTGGTCAACTCCGTCTGTTCCGGTTAACTCATAGAACGGCGAGCATAATAGGTAAGGCGTAAAAAAATGCCGCCCGATAATATACGGCTGATTATTCCCTGTTGCGAGGGTGTTGCTGGCCCCACGCAAAAAGGGGCGGTTGTCAATGTCGGGCTTGTTTGATAACTTTTTCATTTTTTCAAGCTCGGCTTTTGCCTTTTCCGCCTCTACTCTTGCATTATATGCAAGAACCCCGCCCACAACTCCAGCACCGACAGCTAAAACGGCAGAGACTATAGCCACAACTAAAAGGGCCGTCGTTCCGCTGGGTGTCAGCCTGATTGTAACCTTGTCCTTTTCTTGCAGTACATAATTATAATTTTCAATCCTGCCGTTGATTACGATAATAGCATTATCTAAATCAAAACAGGGTAGGGCTTCTTGTACGGTTAGCCCCGCCTGTAATTCCAAGGGTGTTTGTTTATTCGATAGTTCTTTATAAAGTGTCGCTTTCATTTATTACCTCATAATATGCAATCGGGTTCATAACTGCCAAGGGCGATATTTTAACTCCCTTATCTATAGTTGCGTGCAGTACCTTTCCTCGCTCGACGATGTATCCCACATGTGTATTGCCGTGATAAATCGAGTAGATGAGTGCCCCGATTTTCGG